TGTTAAGCGCCATTGATACATGGCAACATTTACAAGCGGGGGAAACGGTTCCCCATAGCGACATTAAAACTTTGTACAGCAAAATTAAAAGTGGCACAGGGATAAAAAGGGGCTTTAAACGATTCAAGGAAGAGGAAAAGGATGAACTTTTTACATTAAAGGATCTTCAGGAACACCATGGATTATTGGTGGACGGGGAATGGTACGAGGTTTTGGATCGCCTCAAGCCTTCTGAGATAGCTTACTTACGCCGACTAGAACAATTGAATGAGGATATAAAGGGGGAACCTAGAATTCGTGTTTCCACCATCCATCAAGCCAAAGGCGGTGAATGTGACAACGTTGTTGTACTTTTGGATCTAGGTAAATTAGTTTATAGATCATATTTAAAGAACCCCGACGATGAGCACCGTGTATTTTATGTAGCAGTTACAAGAGCCAAACACAATCTATACATCATTGAAGCGCAAAAACAGGAAGGATACAGACTTTATGAAGCCTCGTTCGAAGATGACCTGTAAGGATATAAAATTTATTGATGTTTCTAAAATAGTAAATCCTGTATTACAAAAAAAATATGATGTCGAAGAAGGAGTTTTCACTTTACATGCTACTGGAAAAAAAGATTTTTTGTTTCCTAACAAAGAAGATGAATTTCCTTGGCTAATAAACACTCGCACAAATAACGTTTTAAAAGCTCATTTATGGGGTAATGGGTCAGATTATCGCTATTGGCAAATAAAATATAAAAATGGAAAAACTAGTTTTTTAAATTGCCATATGTTAGTTGCATCAGCTTTTTTAAAAAATAATAATCCTAAATTAAAAAAAATTATTCTACATTTAAATGATAAAAAATATGATTATAGATTATGTAATTTAAAGTGGGGAACCTATGCTGAAAACAATAAAAAATATAAAGACGGTTCTAAAGTTAAAAAAAGAGAACAAGCAATAATAAATGATAATTTAAAATGACTTGTAAAGAAATTCTAAATGACGCAAAAAAATTAATTGGTGGCAACCGCCAGAAGGATTATGGCGACAAGCTTACCAATCATCAGAACATTGCCGCATTGTGGTCGGTTTTCCTCCAAGTAAATATCACGGCACACGATGCGGCGGTGTGCATGGCTTTGGTAAAAATAGCACGGCTCATGCACCAACATAAAAAAGATAACTACATTGATCTGGCCGCCTACGCCTCTATCGCAGGAGAGATAGAGGAAAGAACAGGTAAGGATAAATCATTTGAATCAGAAGGCGAGAGACGAGGAAGAGAAACAGAACAATATATAAAAGGGAAAAATGACACAAAATAATTTTGGTTTTGTCCAATCTGAATGGATGCCACCTGAAACTCTCCCTGATCTATCGGATGCAAAAGTAATTGGGTTTGACCTGGAAACTTATGATCCGAAATTAAAAACAACGGGACCGGGATGGACATCCTCCACAGGGCATATTATTGGTATTGCCGTAGCCGTTGATGGATGGAAGGGATACTATCCCATCCGTCATGAAAATGGTTTTAACTGGGATCGGAAACGTGTCCTGTCCTGGATGAAAGATTTAATGAAAACCGATGCCGTTAAAGTGGCGCACAACGCAGTTTATGACCTAGGATGGCTTCATACAGAAGGCATTAAAGTGAATGGACGGATCATAGACACCATGATCATGGCTCCTCTTCTTAATGAAAATAAATTTTCCTACGCCTTGAATACGGTGGGGAAGGACATGCTCAACGAATATAAAAATGAAACTAAATTAAAGGAGGCGGCAATTGAATTTGGGGTCAATCCCAAAAATGAAATGTATAAACTCCCTGCTATCTTTGTGGGAGATTATGCTGAACGGGATGCAGACTTAACTTTACGTCTGTATCATCATATGAAACCCCTCATTGAACAAGATAGCTTGAAAACAGTCTTTAATCTGGAAATGGATCTACTCCCTGTTATTTTTGAAATGACAAAAAAAGGAGTACGCGTCGATGTCGAACAAGCACAGCGTTATAAAAAAAGTTTTAAGAATACAGAAAAGAAGATATTATCTAGTGTATTGGAAGATACGGGTCTTGCAGTGGAAATATGGGCTGCTGAATCAGTGGCAAAAGTTTTTGACAAGCTTAAAATAAAATATCCTCGCACGGAAAAAACAGATGCGCCAAGTTTTACCAAGGATTTTTTATTGAATCATAAGCATCCTATCGCCCAGAAAATACAACGTGCCAGGGAATTTAATAAAGTACAGACTACATTTTTAGACACTATTATTAAACATGAACATAAGGGACGTATTCATTCCAACATTCATCAAATGCGTGACGGCGAATCGGGAACCGTGTCAGGACGGTTCAGCTACTCTAATCCCAACCTGCAGCAGCTTCCTGCCAAAAACCTTGAAATCAAGAAACAAATACGAGGACTGTTTTTACCTGAGGAAAATGAAATGTGGGGATCCTTTGACTATTCCCAACAGGAACCACGCCTAGCTGTTCATTATGCCAGTAGACTGGAATGTGAGGGTGCCGAGGTCTTAGTAGAAGAATACAATAAGAATGCCGAAGCTGATTTTCATGAGATGGTGGCAAACATAGCGGACATTGATCGTGGACGCGCCAAGACTATTAATCTAGGGTTATTTTACGGAATGGGAGTTAATAAACTCTCTCAACAATTACAAGTGGAAAAAGACATCGCGAAAGAAATTTTAAAAGAGTATAATTCACGCGTTCCATTCATTAAAGAGTTAGCGACTAGTGTGATGGGATACGCCAACAAAGAAGGGTATGTCTCAACACTTAAAGGTAGAAAATGTCGTTTTGAATTATGGGAACCAACCACGTTTGGCGTTTATAAAGCGCTCCCCTATGATCAAGCTAAATTAAAGTATGGGGAACATCATCATTTAAAACGAGCGGGTACCTACAAGGCACTCAACCGGTTAATCCAGGGATCAGCCGCCGATCAAACAAAACAAGCGATGGTTGCGTTGCATAAGGAAAATTTAATTCCACTCATTCAAATCCATGACGAACTTACTTTGAGCTTTGACGGATCGGAAAATGTAAAAAATAAAATTATTTCTGTTATGGAAAATTGTGTCACTTTGGTTGTTCCATCAAAAGTTGATTGTGAAATTGGAAAATCCTGGGGAAACGCAACCTAGGTAATCTGCCAAAAAAATATTTCATTTGACATCTAATAAAATATAATATAATGTTATATTATATTTAAAAGAAAGATAGAAAAATGAAAAATGTAAATTGTGCGGAATGCAAAATACCAATGATCGAGGAGGGGGAGAGCTATTATGTGTGTCCCACTTGCAATTCGGATCTTTTGGAAATTCCTCCGTTCATAAAAAAATTATGTTTGGAGAATGAAGCCAAGGCACCCCAAATGGAAAAAGTGGAAATTGTCATTCCCTCACTGCCTCCGTTACCAAAGAGACGAAGGGATGTCCATCGTGATGTTCGCTTCGGCGCTTACACTCTCATTGAAAATGAACAATTAAAGAAGAAGCCCTTTATCAAGAGGCTTCGTGAAAAGTTTCCTGGGATAGGCTCAGGAGTTATTTGTAGAATTGTCAATAAGCTCTTGGATCAAAGAGTCATTGAGAAGGATACAAAATTCAAGACTAAACCAATCCTTGTAAAAGGAAGATACTGGAGAAAGATATGAAGAAAGATATATTTGATCTTAGACTTGGGGAAAGTAAACGGTTCGACAGGGTGCAAGCTTTTTTCGCAATTGGTGGTATAGACACCATCGCTAAATACAAAACATATGGTGTTTGGTATATGAAAAAGAAGGGAGTTAAATATTTTTACTTGAAAAGGAAAAAAGACACTTCCCGTAGATGGTCATGGTCTATCGAAGCAAACCATGTTTTCACCACCCTAGAGGACGCCAAAATGGGAGTTAAACATCTCTTCATAAAAAAGTATGAGAAGTTGTTGGAACAGCGAAAAGAAGATGTTGCCCGAATTGATGGTCTTTTAAAGGATTCAAATAACTTTAATGTTGTCGATCTTCAACCATCTGGTTACGATAAAAATAGATGGAATGTGGTAGTTAAATTTAGAAAGGAACAACCGACTACATCATAGATCGAAACACGAGGAACAGCAGTTGTCCGACAATTGCTGTTCCGATGAACCACATAACCTTCTTCATTCCTATCATATCCTTCTTGATCCAGTCAATGTCGCTTTGAACGTGCGCCAAGTGATTGGAGATCATCAGGTTGATCTTGTCATCCGTACTTTTAATGCGCTCGTGGATGAGCTTGATCTCCCCCTCGATCTTGAGGACGCTTTCCCTGTTTTTTCGTATTTCCTCGGACATTATCCGTACCTTCCTCTTCCAAATCCTCCAAACATCCAGGGACTGTAGGCGTTAAAACCGTATCCAAAATTAGGTCTTCCTTGTGGCTGAGTATTTCCCTGTGTTGTGCCAATCTTGTCACTCAGTGAAGCGATCCCTTCCTCCATCGATGTTAATTTATTATTGATGTTTTCAAACTGGTTTCCAAAGCCCCCCATTGTTTCCTTAAATGAACTTATGTCTTTACCGTATCCACCAAGAGCATCCTGATATCCACCAAGCTGTTCGCCGAAACCTCCGATTTGTTCACCAAAACCTCCAAGCTGTTCTCCGTATCCTCCTAAAGTTTCTTCGAAACCTCCAAGCTGTTCACCGAATTGATTAAAACCATGTTGTGGTGACTGAATTGGATGTTGTGGATTGAGAATACCTTTTGGAGGCCAGAATCCTCCTCGTGGTCCACCTTGCCCAAATAAACTACCAAGTCCACCAAGACTACTAATCCCATAATTCATGGCACTGTTAAGAGGGCTAAACGATTGCTGCACTCTCTCTTTTTGTTCCAACAGTCCTCCTGTCGCCAAGGAAGCAATCCCCCCTTCTTTAAAACTGAAAAGATT